CAGCATATCGGATTTGTGCGTGATGTCAACGGTCAGCCGGGGGAGTGGGCGTGTAGCTTACGAGGGCAACTCCGAATTACCTGAGTGGTTGGAGCGCATGAACCCGAAGCGGGAAGAGTTCTGGAAGCTGTTTCACGAGGATGTCGATGTATTCATCTTTCTGTCTTACGAGGAAGGGTATAGTATGACTGTCATGGAACCAATTATGTTGGGTTGCCCTGCAATCGTAAACCGTTCTAAGTGGTCAGTGTCTCAGCTAGGAGAGCACTACCCTTTTTTCATCACGACTGCGATGGAAGCGTACACACTCGCGAGGGCATTTCAAAACGATTACCACGGCATGTACAAAAAGTTTGTTGATTGGTTCCGGGGACACCTTACCCCGATGTTGCAGGAGCGCGAGAAAGTTTATTTACCTGATATGATCTGTAAGGAGATAGATAGTTTTCAGGTGGAGTTGGCTGAGTACAAAAAAGCGACCAGTCATCTTCTCGAAAATAACATGCTGACCATTTTGAGAAAATACGTCGATGGGGAATTCGTGTTGAAGGATATTATTGCGAAGGGCATCTACGAAAAGGAATTTAAAAGCATCACCCACCAGACGATTGATCCCTTGCGTGAGCGCACTAAAAATCCCATTGGCTATGGCTTCAATTTTAATTTTTTCAGGCTGATGTTTATGAATCACTTCGGGTATATAGATGCCAGTGTCAAGGTGGGTCATCTTACGCCTCAGAAAAAGTCTAAAACTCAGAAAAAACTGGTGTTATAAAATGAATGATGCGATACAGAAGACGAGAGACCATGAGCGAAAGTTTGTTCCTATAATGGCACTGGAAGCCAACCCGGAAAACCCGAACGAAATGGCTGATAAGGAATTCAATATGCTGTATGACAATATCGAGCGCATGGGTATTACCGATCCGATTTTCTGCATCCCGCATCCGACCAAAAAGAAGATGTTCCGAATCATTGGTGGTGAGCACAGGTGGGAAGTTGCGAAGCTGTTGAACTTCACGGAGATTCCCATCACCCTAGTTGATGACGATCAGTTCACCGAGGATGAACAGCGATTCCAGATTGTTCGGCATAATATTATTCACGGTCAAATGTCGGGCAAGAAATTCATGAAGATGTATAACAACCTGTCAGAGGAATATACCAAGGAAGTTGCTGCCGAGATGTTTGGTTTCACCGAGGAAAACGAATTTCTCAAGCTGATTGCCGAGACTAAGAAAGGCATCCCGAATGAGTACCACGCTGCGTTTGACGAGGCCAAGGGCGATCTAAAAACGATTGACGATTTGGCGATAATGCTGAATAAATTGTTCGCTCAGCATGGCGATACTTTACCCTACGGGTACATGATCTTTGACTTTGGGGGTAAAGATTCTGTATGGTTACGACTTGGGAAAGGTTCTTTGGCTGATTTTGAGAAAATTGCCAATGCCTGTAGAACGGAAGGACGGTCAATGGATCATGTGATGGGGCAGGTTTTGAGCGCAGCAATTCAGGACAAGGACTGGTTGAGAGAGTTGGTGGTTACCTGTCCTGAAGTTGATTTGACCAACCTCCCCGAAGCTGATTTACCGACTCTGGATTTTTTGGATTAGCATGGCAAAATTAAAACTCAATCTGACTGCCAACGGGACTAAGCACAGGCGACCCTATGCCAGAATTTATGATATGGGTCAAGACAAGGTATCGCAGATCGATGCGATGCTGATGAAGGGCGATAAGCCTCTTCAAGTTGCCACATATATGCAGCAAAATTGGAACCTCCATCTCGACATCAATCTCATGACCCTTGAGAAGATGGTGTTGCGATATAAGAACGATATTATTTCTGCTCAAATTGCGAAGACCGAACTAGCTGCCGCAGGGCAAACAGGCATTGCGAAGCGTGTTCAGGATTTCAAAGGCAAAATTATTGCCGAGGAAACGCTGTGCAGGATCGTGTTGTTGCAGCAAACCCGAGTCGATAAGTTGTATGATGTCGAGTCGAAAATGCCGAGCATGGTGATGAACCAACTCACCAAGGAACTCACCCTGTTCAAAGACATGTTGAACCAGTTATCCGGGCTACAAATGGACTTGGGAATCCTTCAACGTGTTCCGAAGAAAATTAAGGCTGACCTCAAATTTCTTACTGAGGCCGGTCGAAAGGAACGCGAACTGGTGTTGGTGCATGACTCAGATCGAAACAAAAATATTGCGGCTGCTTATGCGGCCTACGGAATTCTCGCCGGGGACATAGTGGATGGGGAATACACGGAAGTTTCGGATGAAGGTTGAAGACCTGCCGCCTGCTGAACAGTTCGACCTCACTCAGCATATTCTTATAGGCGCACTCGCGCACAAGGGCAGACGTTTGTATGCCGAATATCAAGAAATTTATGATGGTGACGAACAGGGATTTGTTGATGCCTGCAAGCGGATGCGTGACTTCGCCAAGACGGGGAGGATGGTTGATCTGGTGGAGCCTGAAAAGATCGATCCGAAGCCTGTCGATATCGAGACCTTTTTAACCAACGATTACTATTTGGGTCTCGAAGGGCAGGTGTACCCCGAGATTATGAAGATAATGATCGAACTCAACACCGGGGAGTATGTAGAATGCGTCCTTACAGGGGCTATAGGAGTCGCTAAGACCACGATTGCGGTGTGGACAACAGCATATCAGTTGTATCTTTTGTCGCTGTTAGACTCACCACAGAAGACCTACGGGCTGGATCATAGCTCTGAGATTGAATTTATTTTTTCAATCACTCAGCCGAGAGTTGGCAAAGTCTGTTGATTACGCTCGATTTCGCGACCTGATTCAACGCTCACCCTACTTCACTGACAAATTTACCTTTGACCGGGACATCGAATCCGAACTGAGATTTCCAAACCGAATTGTGATCAAGCCGGTGTCGGGTTCCGATACTGCTGCCATCGGTCAGAACGTCATCGGGGGAGTCATTGATGAAATGAACTTCATGGCTGTCACCGACAACTCAAAAATCGCGGGTGACGGTGGCACGTATGATCAGGCGATTGCCGTGTATAACTCAATATCCCGGCGTAGAAAATCCCGGTTCATGGAAAAGGGAAAACTGCCGGGGATGTTGTGTCTGGTGTCATCTAAAAAGTACCCCGGACAATTCACTGATACCAAGATCGAGGAAGCCGAGCGCGAGGTTGCGGAATTTGGGAAGTCAACCATCTACGTGTATGACAAAAGAACGTGGGATATCCTGCCCGAGTCAACGTGGATCGGTAAATGGTTCAAAGTTTTCATTGGGGACATCACGCGCAAGCCTTATATCTTGGATGAGACCAAAAATAATGACCATTTAGAACCCGAGTTAGTGGTGGATGTGCCTATAGAATACAAGTCAGAATTCACCAACGATATGATGAATGCGCTTCGGGATATTGCGGGTGTTTCAACGCTGGCAAGTATTCCGTTTATGTCGAACCTCGACAAATTAAACGAGGCATTTATGCCAGACGCGGAGAGCGTGTTCACCACCGATGAATGCGATTTCGAATTTCGGCAGGTGGGCATCAGGAGAGATTACTTATTTTCTGCTGATCGGAAACACCCACGGTTCGCGCATGTTGACTTGGGCTTGACTTCGGACGCTGCCGGTATTGTGATTGGGCATGTTGATAAGTTCGTGCAGATATCCACGGAAGAGACTTCCATGTTCATGCCGCATGTCATCATTGATGGCGTACTGCGTGTATGCCCCCCACCGAACGGCGAGATAAATTTCGAGAAGATTAGGAAGTTGTTTTACATGTTGCAAGACCGGGGCTTTCCTCTGCGCTGGATTACCTTCGATTCCTACCAGTCGGTTGACTCAATCCAGATGTTGCGGAGTCGGGGATTTTTCACAGGGTTGCAATCAATGGATATGAAAACTCTGCCCTACGACATCACGAAGACCTGTATCCTCGAAGGCCGGTTGGAGTGTCCATCGAACGAACGCTTGCAAATGGAACTGGCGCGTCTCGAACGAACCCTGACTGGCAAGATAGATCACCCACCTAATTTTACCAAGGACGTTGCAGATGCTTTGGCGGGTGTTGTGTACGGCTTGACGATGCAGAATTATATCTGGGCTGCATTCGGTCAGAGTCCGGTTGGCGTTGCCACTGATGCGGTGTACGATCTAGCCGAAAAATCCAATGATAAGATGACCTATTTCGACAAGCGCGAAATCGAATTACATTGATCGCGCACCCGCCCCCGCGCACCCGCGCCCGCGAGGTGAGTGATACTAGTATCAAAAAATAGCTTGACAAATAATAATTAATATGGTATGATGTATGGGCAATCGGTGTTCCCGAATGCTTATGTTCATTTACAAATAGGAGATTTGAAAAATGTCAAAGTACATTACGATTGGCCCTTTCTGTTGGGGTAAAGCAGATAACTCTTCCGACTCATATTACAATTGTTTACGCGAGTGCAGTTCTGCACGAACCAACGACAAGACATCGTTCACCATCTTTAAGGTGAGTGACGATTCTTATGTAAACGAGATGGGAGGTTTTACCAGACCGAAAGATGATCCAAGCCCAATCAAGGAAGTGACGATTACTGTCACCCGACAATTGGTTCAGGCGTGGGAAGATGCGACTACCGCACTCGAAGACGAATATGCGGATGGCTGCAAGTTCGAATACCACGATAACGAAGTGATTGACGATTAACAAATCAACGGGGGGTATCAGCTTTCGGGTTGGTGCTCCCCCCCTATTTAAACTGAACGAAACCCCTTGACAAATATTTATTACTATACTATGGTTTGGGGGTAAAACTAATTCACGTTAGGAGAATGATATGCAAAAAGAATCAATTCAAATAACAGTACTCGAAGACTTTGACGGTTGTACCGCCAAGGTGCTTGAGACCATCACCCGGAAAACTACCAAGTCCGGTCACCGTGATCGCAAAGGGCGACCACAACAGCAACGAACCTATGTCAGCTACAAGGGCAAAAAGGTTGGTGTGTTTTTGCTGTCACCGAACTACGGGTTCCCCGGATATACCAACTGTATATCTGTCGAGAAGGTTTGGAAAGTCTGATGTTTGACGACCTATCCATAACCCAAATTCAATTTGCCATCGGGCGACTTAAAAAAGATCGCGGGGTGCATGAGTTGAACTGTTCAGACGGGTTACCCGAGGCTACTGAATCTGTTTACGATCTTGCGATTGAGATTCACGAAGACGAAATTAATAGGAGAAACCGTGATGCCTAGATCAGACAACTATCCGAGCGATATGCGGATGTATGACAACGATCCCGCCAGTCCAGAATTTACCGGGGCTGACGAGGAAATAACAATCGAGTTGACGCCTGAACAAACTGAGAACGAAGAGCGCGATTCTTACAATGCGTATTGGCGGTGGATGCGGGACGAAGGTAAGACCGATTTGGTTATTACTTATGACGATTAAAAACAGGAGTGTAAATTATGAACAGTAAAGATATGCAGACAATGGATGTGCGCGAGTTGATCGCAGAGATACGGTCACTGGTAAAAGATATGAAACCAGAAGACCTCGTAAAATCACTGGTGTTCGGTGTGTTTTGTAAGCGACTCGAAGAGCAAGCAGATCGTGCTGACAGATTCGAGACGATCATACGCGATGTGTTGTACGGCGATCCCGATGGGATTGAAGGGCATCGTCACCCGAATGGCTTAATCGGTCATAAAACTCCGATGCCAGTTATGTCGGATATCATCGACAAGCTGTGCAGCGCGAAGGTGCGAGAACTATGAACGCGCCTACGAAGCCAGAGTTGTCGGCCCGTGTTGCGAAACTCGAAATCGCCTTTCGACATTTGATGGGCGAGGTTGGGATTACAATTACGGACAAAAATTTCGAACCTCACCTTGATGTCATTATCGAGTGTGCTAAGGAAGAGGAAAACGAGTCATGAAATATTTTCAAACACCGTGGATTGAGAAACCCGAGCCGCATTTGTTGTGGGGCATTGCAATCGGTATGGGCGGTGGCCTGTTGTTTTGGGGAACGCTGATCTGGTGGTTAGTCCGATGAGTGCGCTCACGGTACGCGCATTCGCGATGGCGGGACAGGAAAATTGTGACGGTGCGGAATACGATATGATTCAGGGATTAGCGAGTCGTGTTGTCGAACTCGAAGCGGCATTCCGAACTTTGTACTTGATGGATCAGGGCGAGACCCTTGCCGAGTACGATCACAACGAATATCGGGACTTGCTTGCAAAGTACGGCAAGCCGGTAGATGTGTCGTGATTTACATTACGGCTACTTGGGTCTGCGACCTACTTGGATGGCTGCTTATTTGGTATTGCTAGGAGGCAAATTATGGCTGACGTTAAAGAAACTTTTGTGTGGATAAGGGGTGACGGTTCCGGGCGTTACCTTTCGATCAAGCACGTAGGGGGCCGTGTTGGGTGGGACTGGAAATATGGGTCAGTTACCCGACTTCAAGATGCTTGGCTTGGCCCACTGCCTAGCGGTTGGAGGCAGATAACAGGCTCACATGGTTACCCGCTGCGTACAGTAGAGTGGTCTAGGCTGAATATCAGGGTAACCACCACCACGAACTATGAGTTATGCAAGGAGAAGACTGATGGATAACGAATATTACAATAAGACAAATCCGCTTATGCACTGGCTAAAAGTCTGGTGGTTAAAGCGACAAGCGAAACGGCACTATGTCAGAGCAACCTATCTGCCAGATCACGTTGATTGTGGATTGCACATGTACCATATTCTTCGGCCCGATTTGGCAATGTCAGTAAACAGGTTCAATAGCATCATGGATCAACTGTCGGCGTTGGGTGAAGATGTTCCAACAGACCGGCTAAGGGAGTTAAGCTGATGTCATCACTTTTACTATTTTCACCGAGTATTGTGATAAAGAAAGCAAACAAAGCGGGACTGTTCGCGGGGCTGCTGATTAAGCCAACCAAGAAATTCTTAGAATGGTTGCCACAAAATTATCATGTGGTGATGGCTTTTTACAAAACCGCGCTTGAACTGAAACGCCGGGGCCGACGAGAATTCTACAGTAACTATTGCATACGCGAAAAACTTCGGTGGGATTCATTGGTGAGTGAGACCGGGACAGAGTACAAACTGTCAAACGATTTTACCCCGCATCTAGCGCGATTGGTAATGGCTCTTGATCCCAGACTAAAAGGCATGTTCAAACTTAAATCGTCCGTAGGAGGTTATGATGAGATTTGAAAACAAAGAAACGCATCCAAGTTTCGGTGTGATTGGCTGGTCGAGGCAAACCACAATGGGCGGTGGCCCCGGTGCAAATCTCTTCGGCTCCGATTTGAAACATGGAAATTTAATTTCTGTTCATATCAGTCAGGCAAGCCGGGATCGTGATCTGTCGAAGTCGTGGATATTTGAGGATGAGAAATTGGTGGAGGTAATTATGTCGCCTTCACAATTCGCAGACTTTCTCACTACCCCGAATATGGGAACTGGAATCCCATGCACCATATTGCACAAGGAGAGTGCGAAAAATATTGAGTACCCCGGACACCCGACTGAAAAAGAACTCCACGGAGATGAATTCAGGGAGACTCTAAAGGGCATCGAACACCAAGGCCGGGAAGTAACCCGCCGAATGAAGGAAATGCAGGTGGGTGGTGCGATCAAAAAGGGCGAATTTAATAACCTGCTGCACGATATTGAAATGCTGGTTCAGGACTATCAATCAAACCTACCCTTCGTGTTGGAATCGTTCGAACGGTCTATGGAAAAAACCGTGTCTGCTGGCAAGGCCGAAATCGAGGCGTACATAGAAAACAGAATTCGAAGCCGGGGACTTGAGGCACTGACTGCTGATTTCCAAGCACCGACTCTAATCGAGAGTGACGAATGACTGTTCTCAAAAACAAAACCTTCTGCCAGTATTGCCCGTTTCGTAGACAGTCGGTTGCGGGGTATCTGGGGGACTCAACCCCTTCGGCATTTCTCTGGGCTACCCAAAGAGAGCAGCACATGCCCTGCCACATTGCGATTGACTACGAAAACCCGGATTGGGAAGATCAGTTGAAGGCTGCTGCCCACTGTACCGGGTCATTAATCTTTCTAAAAAATAGTTGCACGTTACCAAAAGACCCTGTGCTTCGTGAGATGGTGAATCAGGTCGAGACGGACAATAATATATTTACGTGGGGCCAAGAATTTTTGGAGCATCACACCCGATGACTAAGATGCCGCACATGAACAAGCCCTGTAAGGACTGCCCGTTCAGGACGGACTGTATGAAGGGTTGGTTAATGCGTGAGCGGATCGAGCAAATCTTGGGCGACGATTCTTTTGTCTGTCATAAGAATACGAAGATGCAATGCGCGGGACACATGCTGATCAAAGGTCAGGATAATATTTATGTATGCTTAGCGGGTAGGCTTAAAATAAAATTAAAATTGAGAGGCAAGGAACTGATCTTTCAAACCGAAAAAGCTTGTATTGACCACCACGCATTTACTGCAAATTAAATCTTGACAAATATTTATTACTAGGCTATGGTTAGTTATACATCGAAATTTTAGGAGAGAACCCGATGAACATGAATGATCAAATACAATTAACGCTTAAAGAAGAGCGCACCGGGGAAACCAAAATCCGTGAAGTTGATGGTGGCTGGTTTCTCGATTACGACAATACCTTTATCACTGACGAAGATATGCAACGCCAAATCATACTTGAGTGGATTGAAGAGCGCGGCGAAGCGCAGCACAATTCAAAGCTCGAACTTATCTCGTGGAAGATGGTGTCATGAGTATTGCAAGCGAAATTCAAAACCAAATCGGAAGCCGCGCACTGTTTATGTTAGGCGCGAAAACTCTTCTTGATTGTGGGGATGCCCTGAGCTTTCGAATTCGAGGAAGCAAGGCTGTCAACTACATCAAAATTACCCTGACTCCGATGGATGTCTATGATATGGAATTCGGAAAAGTGTGGGGCCATCATTACACGGTCAAGGCAACCCACGAAGGCGTGTATGTTGACCAGTTGCACAAATTAATCGAGTCTGAAACCGGACTTTATACCAAGCTGTAGGAGCAAAGGAATGAATGAGCGCAGAGAACTAACCGCACGACTCGAAAAGTTTTTAAATGATGTTGGCCTGAACGAAGTGTATGGTGTTCTAGCCAACTACGAGGGCAAGGTAAAAACACTGACTTTCTGTAAGGCAAAAATCCTCGATGCGTCTGTCAATATCTACGGCACGACCTTTATCCAAGTGAAGTGGATCACGGGCATACGCGCACTCGCGCACGAGGATGCCAAGGTGTTCACTACAGAGGCGAACGCGATGACCTTTATCAAAGCGGCGTTTGTAGATTACGACTTCGCTACGGCTGACTCAGTGCCTACCAAGTGATAAAAAGGAGGGGGGTACATTTTGAAAAATTGGTTTCATATCGTGTCACAGTCAATGACGAGTTTGTTGGCTGGATTCACAAAGCAGATAGCCGGGGATGGTACTGGCTCCACTACACCCAAAAAAGACCGCACAAAAATACCACCTTCCACAGAACTGAATCCGCAGTCATGCGATCTGTTCGAGAATTATTCCCCGTTTAATCCCTATGACAATCACCGGGATGTCTGGAAGCAAAACAGGATTGATATTTTAATGACGGGGAGTAATCCGCACAAATGAGGATGGGTCAAATAACGCAGTGGTTGATCGAGAAAATTTTCCGGTGGTTACCCGAATCAGAAGACGAGTTGTGGAAGTGGTCTTACACCGGCAATGTCATGCATGAAGCGTGGACTCGCCCAGAGTTCGCAAATCAAATCGAGAAAGCAACCGAGGGCGTGTACCTTGTTCCCATCCTGAGTCCCAAATACTGTGACTGGCTTATTGAACAGGCCGAAGAATTAGACGAGTGGACTGTCAGTAAAAAAGATGAGTTTGCGGGGTGGGAAATAAATCTTAACAAGTTGCATCACGGATTTGTTGATAATTACCACAGAGAAATAGTCATCCTACAAAACCTTGCTGCGCGAGTTTTCGGCGGGTTGTATGGATGGCCCCCAGAGAAAGTTGAGAAGTGTTTTCTGATAAAATACCAATCGACCACAATAGCTGAAATGCACTCGCATCACGATGAGCATTCTTTGGTGTCGGTCTCGATTAATTTGAATGAAGAATTCGAAGGGGGGGAGTTGACGTTTATACGAACCCCAGACGATGTAGTTAATCCCAGAAAGGGATGGGGGGCAGTCTTCGCGGGTAATCCAACAATGGCGCACCAAGCGCACCCGATTACCAGTGGGACACGCTATGTTTTAGTGTATTGGATCAAGTGAACGGAGAATGAGATGTTGATATTGACAAGACGAACAGGAGAGGCATTGATGATTGGTGACGATGTGGTTGTTACCGTTCTGGGTGTCAAGGGAAATCAGGTAAGGATCGGAATAGCTGCGCCGACTGAGATTGCGGTGCATCGAGAAGAAATTTACGCACGTATACAAGCTGAAAAAGCACAGGAGAACAGCAGTGGAGATTAAAACAAAATTCCAAATGCGGGACACGTTGAAAGATACGATTACGGGCTATGTCGGGATGGCGGTAGCGATCACCTATTACGATACTGGCTGTACTCATTACTCGTTACAGGCTCCGATGGACAAGGACAAGAAAGTGCCTGATTGGGAAAACTTCGATGAGTCTAGATTGGTGCTGAAAAAGAAAGCCCCGGTTCAAAAGGTCGTGCCTACGAGTGGGCCACCTAGACATAAACCGGAGAAGTGGTAATGATGGGTAAGAATTTGGCGTTGGGAGAAGCTATCGCCACAATTTATTTTGTAACAGCGTGGATGGTGGGTTTCGTACTCGCGAAGGGTTTTTGGAGTACTGCCTTTTGTATCATTCCATTCTGGTCGTGGTATCTGGTAACGGAGTTTGTCATGAAGTATTTTGACCTGTTGCCAAAATGAACAGCGAACCAACTACCATGTCGGTTGCGGAGGCCAAAATCCAACTGACAAAGATGCAGGATTCCCTTGCCAGTATTCGAGGGCAGGGGAGTGCTGTTGACCGGGAATACCGCGCTTACCTTGAAGTGCAAATCGGGACATTTGAAAAAGCGATCAAGGATTTTGAAGGAGAAAAATAATGGATAAAGGTAACCAGAGGGTGGACGAAGACGGAGTGTTATGGCTGGTTCAACGCTGCGTCTACAATTACGTGTTTTTAAATTTCGAAGTGACCTACTTTAACGGACAGGTTCGGCAGTTTGATGTGGGGAGCGTGTTGCATAATCGCACCTACGGAAATCACCCTACCGAAAGGCAAATGTTGAAGGCCAGACATAACATCGAGACTTATTCTTTGAAGCATTGGAAACGGCTGATGAATGGGATAATTATCTATGATAATGGCATTGACAAATAATAATTACTACACTATGCTTAGAGATTACATCAAGCGTTAGGAGAACACTGATGAAGGTAGATTTAAAATACGTCGATAACGGTGATTTGTCCGGGTGGCAGATTCCCGGTCACGCGATTGACGATCCAGAGGGTGGGGGCATCATGAACGGTGTTCTTGTCGCTCACGACCTCGTAGAGCATGTAAACGGTTGGCGCAATATCGGAACTGTTGAAGACGAAATGGAAGCCTGTGGTGGCATCTGGTTTTGCCGGGGACAGTACGGGGATATCAGTCGGGACGGTTCAGGCTCTATGCATACGCCCGAACATCATGTGTCTGTCGAGATTGCAAATAATCTTCGCTACATAACGAACCGGCGATTGGATGTCATCTACACCGAAGCCGGGGACGCCGAAGATGCCTTGCAGGAGATTTGGCAAGACGGTTGGAAGGGTGTCAGGTCAGAGATATTAGACGAATCCGATTGGCTCGATGCTGAGCAAAAAGCCAATGTCCGATTTAACTACCAACAGGTGATTCATTGGATGCGATCCGGTTACCGGAAAGCGGCAAAACGATATGGCAGTGGGATGAGTGCCAACCGATTGTTCTGGAATATTCACGATACCATCGAGGGCTACAAGTGGGCCGAAGAGTGGAACGAATACGAACTTCAATACTGTATCAAGTCTGGTGCGGTTTCATTACGTGAGAAAGAGTACAATGAAGAATATGACCGATTCGAATAATGATATCGTAAATGAGTTCAACGTAAGCACTTCTGTTGCTTTTCAAGAAGTCTCTGCGCCTGATGGAAAGCGGCATTTAGAAATCACCGTCGAGGGTGTTGTGATTGCTCGAATCCCTATGCACACTGAAAGCACTGATCCCGCACGATCCAAACTTGCTGGCGCGGTTGTCAAGCTTTACATGTGTGGGATTCAGGACGGGGTGACGATGGCCTATGCACAGATCAGTGCGATGGATTATGACGAGGATGACAGCACGAGAATTTACCATTAAATTTGATACTAGTATCACAGGGGTTGTATGCACAATAAGAAAATAAGAAATCCTAATATCAGGCTGCTTGTCAACGACGAACCAGTATTATCCGAAATCAGTGTTGATGTTATCGAGGGCGATCCCGAACTACCCGAGTTGTTGAGATATATGTGGGCCGTATTCGCGGTCAAAACAGACGGTGTAGGTCTGGCAGCAAATCAGGTGGGCATTGCCAAGCGCGTGTTCATTATCAATACCCCGGCACTAAAACAAGTGGTGATTAATCCAGTAATTAAAAAAGTCTCGAAGCAAAGGGTGATGAATAAGGAGACTTGTTTGTCATGCCCCGGCATCGCGGTGACTGTTGCGCGTCACAAGCAGATCACGCTGACAGGATTTGATCACGATTTTAATCCGTTCAAGATGAAGTTGCGGAACACCGAATCAATGGTGGTGCAGCATGAAATGTACCATCTAAACGGCATCACGTTAAAGCACCTACAGGAGGGCGAAAATGTTTGAGTATAAATGTATGTTGAGCAGAGTGGTCGATGGAGATACTGTCGATTTGTGGGTGGACTTAGGATTCAATATTCGAGTTCACGAGCGATTTAGATTGGCGATGATCAACGCTCCCGAGTCCCGAACCAAAGACCTTGTTGAAAAGAAAAAGGGGATTGCAGCATCGGAGTACCTGCATGATCTATTGACCTCCCCGGAAGCGGCATTTATGAAGGTGCGTACCGAGAAAGATAAGAAAGGTAAATTCGGGCGGTGGATAGGGACGCTGTATATTGGTGAGGCTAATAACTTTGGGCCTCCTACGGATAACGATTGGATGGAAGTGAATACCTTGATGGTTACAAACGGTCACGCGGTTTTCAAAGATTATTAAATACTGCTAGGGGATAGCATGGAACAGACTAGAATCGAGTCTTTAATTGAGACAAGTGTTGATATCGGTATAGGGTTTATCGTGTCGTGGGCTGTCATGCTCTGGTTGATCCCGGTACTCTTCCCAGAATATATTCCAAACTCGAAAGCCGGGGTTGCATTCGGGATTGTCATGGTGTTCACCGTGACTTCTTTTATTCGAAGGTATTACACCCGCAGATATTTTGCGCGGGGTTTTCATTTGATTGTTCATAAAATTCTAACGAGGGTATTAGCATGGCGGTAATTGTCGGTATAACGGG